ATAGATAATTGTATTGCATGGATAAATAGCAAGTTTGAAACCAAGAAAAAGAAGAAAAAGTAATTTATGAGGATAACAACTATGAACTATTATTTTACAGGCATATTAATTATATTGTTTTGTTTGTTAGCTTTATTTGTTGAACCAGCACATTCAGGTTCTACTCAATCAAATGTATCAGGTTCTAATACTGCAATCGAGGGTGGCTATGAGTCTACTGCAACTACAACATATCAATCAGGGTCATCATCAAATACTACAACTAACTCTACCTCTAACTCAAATATTAAATCAGCACCACCTACTGCGTCTGCACCATCTTTTTCTGCACAGAGCCAAGATGTATGTGCAACTGGTGCAAGTGCTGGAGTTCAAACATTTGGAATAGGTGTATCAGGTGGAAAACAATTTAGAGATATGAATTGTGAAAGAATTAAATTAGCTAAAGTATTATATGACTTTGGAATGAAAGTAGGAAGTGTGGCTTTATTGTGTCAAGATGAACGAGTCTTTGAAGCTATGATTAATGCTGGAACTCCTTGTCCAGTAGATGGAAAGATAGGTAAAGACGCACTAGCCATATGGAATAAATACGAATTTGAAAGACCAGACTATAAGACTTATGTTAAAAGAATTAAGAAAAGAGAAGTAATAGATAAGAAAATTAAAAAAGAAGAAGATAAAAAACTAGAATTACATACAAGATGAAAATAAACGAAAATACATCAGTTAGTATGCCTGTTAAAAATATGATTGGTATAGTAATTGCTGTTGCTATGGGAGTCTTTGCTTATACAGAGGTTACAGCCAGATTAACAAGTTTAGAAACATCAAGAGAATTGTTTGAAGCTGATTTATTAAAGAAAAGTCAACAATTACCAACTGACCAGGAGCAGTTTATGTTATTAGAGGATTTATATAAAACAGTGGAAAAGATAGAAGTAAGAATAGAAGATATGATGCACAATAAAGTTAATATAGAATTTATACAAAAACAACTATCAAAAGCATTAGAAGATATTGAAAAATTAAAAGATAAAGTTAGAGCAAATGGTAATGGTCATGGTTGAATTAGTTGTAGGATTATTAATGATTGTTAATGGAGAAATTAAAGAACACAGAATACAATCATCTATGAGTGAATGTTTAAAAGGTAAAAGAGTTGCTATGCGTGGTAATAATTCTAAAAGTGTGGAATATCAATGTATTAAATCAATGGCAGAAACCGAAATATATCTAGGAGAAAAATCAATTAAAAAACTTATTTTAAAATGAGATGGTGGGGTTATATATTACTAGGTGGCTTTTTATGGTTAATGCTATCTTGGTTTGCAAGTTCAGTAGGTTTAGCAGAAGAAAAGACAACAAATAATTTAATAACTAATGGAAACTTTGAAACAGGAAATGCTAATGGTTGGACTACTAATGGAAATGTCCAAGTATTAAATGATTGTTGTGAACTTAATGGTGTATCATCAAACTATGATTTAGAGTTTGGAGATAGTGGCTCAATAGAACAACAATTTAATTTAACTACTGATTCTATAAATCAAACTATGCTTAATAATGGTATAACTCTTAACAGCACAGTAGAAGTACAAAATGGAGAATGTGGAGTAGCTGGTTGTTGGGGTGGTTCTGGTAACGCAGACACATTTACAATTACATTAAAAATAAAAGATTCAGATGGTAATGTATTAGCCACAAATACTACTATTAGAACAGATGTAACAGGAATTAATGGTGCTAACTTTACAGATAGACTTATATACAATGGACAAGACTCTAATTTAGGCAATCTTAATATATCTGGAACAGATGCTAACGCACCTTCTAATTTAGGTGGTGCTAATTTAGACAATATTGTTGTTACTATGACTTATGATGATGAAGTTATATCTAATGAAATAATACAAGAGATTGCAACTGTATTTGAGGAATTACAAGAAGAAACATTAAAAGAAATTATATTTGAAGAAAAATTTACATTTGAAATTAAAGAAGAACCTAAAATGGAAGAAGTATTTGAAGTAGAAGAATTTATTGAAGTTGTATCTATGCCAGAAAAAGAACCAGAAATTATAGAAGAAAAACCAGAGATTATGGAAGAAACTATGATTGAAGAAAAACCAGAAGAAGAAGTTATTACTGAAGAAATTATAGAAGAAGCTAAAGAAGAAATGACAGCAGAGATAATTGAAGAAATGCCTGAAGAAACTGTTGAAGAAAAAGAAGAAGAAATACAAGAGAAAGAAATGGTTGAAGAATCTACTGAAGAAACACCTAAAAAAGAAATTAAAACAAAGGTAGCAAAGAAGAAAACAAAGAAACCTAAAATAGACAAGATTATGGCTAAAGTAGATGAACAAATAAAAGATAGTGCCAAAAATTTACAGATTAAAAATATTATTAAATTAGATGCTATGCAGAATGACCAAGTATCATTATTAGCTTATAATAATACTGAGTTTTACAAACCTAAAGATATTTATTTGAATCAGATCGAAATATTTGATAATAGGTCTATATATGCTAATATTGATTTAGTTAAATATACTGCTAATGATATAATGGAAGTTAAGATTAAAAAATTAAACGAAATAAAGTATAAAAAGAATATATTACTTTTAGAGATACAGGAGTTAAAAAATGGTTAAAAATATTAAAGATAATCTTACAAATATAGTAGTTATATTAGGACTTATAGCATCTATTGGTGCTGGATTTACAAAGTTTGCTAAAATGGAATCTTCTATTGAACAATTAACAGAAGCATCAAAGTCATTAGATATTGTTTCAGTTGAGTTAGTAGAATCTAATAAAAATGGAATAGAAACTAACAGCTTTGAAATAACTGATAACAGATTAAATATTAATAAAGATCAAACAGCTATTGCAATATTAAAAAAAGAAATAGAGGTTTTAAAATTAGAAATATCTGAAATAAAAGAATCTAATAAAAACCCATTACAATAATGAAATTTATACTGGCATTTAGTATTTGTTCAGCAGTTACAGGATTTTGTAATACTACTATGACAGTTGATAGACAATTTGATACATGGTCGGATTGTGTTATTGGTGGAAGTTATTTAACTATTGAATATGCAAAAAAAATGGAAGAAAAATTAAATAAGGATAAATTATATATTACTTATTTTTGTAATGAAAATATCTCTGACAAAACCCCAACTTAAAGTATCATCTAGTCAAGCAAGATTTAGAGTTCTTATAAGTGGTCGTAGATTTGGTAAAACTTATCTTTGTATAACAGAGATGATGAAGTACGCATCAAAACCAAACCAAAAAATATGGTATGTAGCACCAACATTTAAGATGGCTAAAGAGATTGCATGGGCGAGTCTTAAAGAAATGCTTAATCAGTTTAATTGGATAGAAGATATTAACGAAACTACAATGACTATTACGATAAGAAAATCTAATAGTACAATCTCATTAAAGGGTGCAGATAATTATGACTCATTAAGAGGTTCAGGTATTAACTTTTTAATATTAGATGAATTTGCAGATATAGATAAACGAGCATGGTTTGAAGTATTAAGAGCATCTGTTTCTGATACACTTGGAAGTGTTTTAATGTGTGGAACTCCTAAAGGTTATGGTAATTGGAGTTATGAAATGTATCTTAAAGGTAAGCAAGATGATGAATGGGACAGTTTTCAATTTACAACTGTTCAAGGTGGAATGGTAACAAAAGAAGAAATAGAACAAGCTAAACAAGATATTGACATTAGAACTTTTAGACAAGAATTTGAAGGTACATTTGAAAATTATGCTGGAAGTGTTTATTACAATTTCCACCCTGTTGATAATGTTGTTAAAAAAGAAATAGATTGGACTAAACCTTTACATATAGGAATGGACTTTAACGTAGACCCTATGTCAGCTTGTGTAGCACAAATAGAAAAAGATAAAATTTATTTTTTAGATGAAGTAGTCATTTATTCAAGTAATACTGACGAAATGTGTCAAGAATTAAGAGATAGATATGGAACGAAGATTCCAATATTTATATATCCTGACCCAGCTTCTAAACAAAGAAAGACATCTGCTGGTGGAAGAACTGATTTATCAATTTTACAAAATGCTGGATTCAAAGTTAAGGTCAAACATAAGCACCCAGCTATACGAGATAGGGTTAATGCTGTAAATTCAAAACTCAAAGATTCTAATGGGGTTAGACATATTTTTGTTTCACATTCTTGCAAAACGTTGATAAAAGGTTTACAAAGACAAATATACAAAGAGAATACAAATATTCCTGATAAGGAAGATGGATTCGATCATATGAATGATGCTTTGGGCTATATGATTGATTATTTAAAACCATTAACTACACAGGCAAAATTTAATTCTCCGACAAGATGGACAATGAAATAAATTATGGCATATAACAGAGATTCAATTACAGAACTTCATACAGATTATCAAGAAACAGTTACTAATTGGCAGTATTACATAAGATCATATAATGGTGGTTATGATTATATGATAGGTCAATATCTTAACAGATATAATTTAGAATTAGATAACGAGTTTAATCAAAGACTTGCAAATACTCCATGCGATAACCATTGTAAAAATATTATTCAAATTTATTCATCATTTTTATTTAGAGTTAGACCAAGTAGAGATTTTGGAGAAATGGCAGATGAAGCTAGTTTAGAATCGTTCTTAAAAGATGCAGATTTAGAGGGTAACAATTTAAACTCTGTAATAAGACAAGCACAAAATTATGCGTCTATCTATGGTCATTGTTTTATGATTTTAGATAAACCTAATATTACGACTAACACACAAGCAGAAGAACTAGAACAAAATATAAGACCATACTTATCAATCTTAACTCCAGAAAATGTTTTTGATTGGAATTTTACAAGATTAAAAAATGGTAAGTATGAACTTGACTATCTAAAAGTAAGAGAAGAAGTAGATAGAGAAGGTGGACAGTATTTTAGACTATGGTTTCCTGATAGGATTGACACAGTATATCTTCCTAAAGATACAGAACCTAGATTAATAGATACTGCCACAAACCAGATTGGCAAAATACCAGCAGTTATTTTATACAATTCTAAATCACACAAGAGGGGAATTGGTCAATCTGACTTAACTGATATAGCTGACTTACAAAAATCTATCTATAACGAATACTCTGAAATGGAACAATTAATTAGATTAACAAACCACCCATCATTAGTTAAGACTCCAAGTGTTAATGCAAGTGCTGGTGCTGGTGCAGTTATAGAAATGCCTGATGAAATGGAACCAAATTTAAAACCATACTTACTACAACCATCTGGCCAAAACTTACAAGCTATTATGGAATCAGTAAGACACAAAGTAGATGCTATAAATAGAATTGCACATACTGGTGCTATCAGAAGTACAAAGACACAAGTATCATCTGGTGTAGCTTTACAAACAGAATTTGAATTACTTAATGCTAGACTATCTGAAAAAGCTGACAATTTACAAATAGCAGAAGAACAATTATTTAAACTATATGCACAATTTCAAAATGTAAAATATGATGGAGAAATAAACTATCCTGATTCATTTAACATTAGAGATTATGCAAGTGATCTTATGTATTTCCAACAAGCAAAAGCATTAAACATTGGCTCTCCTACTTTTAATAAAGAAGTAGATAAAGAAATTGCAAGAGCAGTAGTAGATGATGATGAAAAATTAAATGATATATTTGACGAGATAGATGCTAAATCAGAGGTTGGAGAATTTACACAAGACGAAGTAGTAGCAGAAGATCAAGAAGTAGAGCAAGAGGAAATTTAATGAATGTCAGATATAGTAAAAGATTCAACACTTTACAGAATTAAGCAAATAGAACTTGCTGAAGCAGAATATTACAAAACATTAATTAAAACATTAGATAGAATAGAAAGAGAAGTAGTCTCTCTTGCAAGTAGATTACCTTTAACAGATGGAAAGCTAATTGAATTACAAGCGGCTATTGCTATTAGACCACAGATCAAAGCTATTTTAGAAAGAGAATATTTAGCATGGTCAGATACAGTTGTTAGAGATGGTTTTAATAAACAAGCTAAACGAATAGAAAAAACATTTAAACGAATCGGTAATATACCAGTAGCATTTCAGGAACTTACTAAAGGAGATCAAGCATTAATACAGAATCTTAAACAACAATATTTTACACAGTTTAAAGATGTGTCTAATACTTTTACAAGACAATTATCAGAAAAGGTTTATCAAAATACATTAGTTGGTTCAGAATTTACTGTATTAGAAAAAGAATTAAGACAAACTATCAATGGTATCTATGCTAGTGCAGATGACCCAGAAGCACAAAAACTAATTGATTATGTAAATAACAATAAGTTTAATAAATCAAAACAATCACAAGTTGATAAGGCAGTTCAGACACTACAATCTAAATTTGCTAGAGATAGGGCTGGAGAAAACATGAAAAGATATGCTGGTCAGATATTAAACGACTCATTAAGAGATTTTGATGCAACTTTAAACTTTAATAAGTCAAAAGATGCTGGACTAACTTTTGTTAAATACTATGGAGATGTAATTCCAACAACCAGAGATCATTGCAGAAATTTAATATCTGGTGTATATAACAAGAGGAAAAGTG